GTACAGCAGCTGAAAGAATGGGAATGACTTGGGACATAATTGCAACAGCAGCAGCAGGTAATACTTTAACCAGTGATTACTTTATGGCATCACAAGATAGAGGCATTACTTACGCACCTACTAATTAGTAACTATTTTGCACTAGGTTCTCCGGAGCCTAGTGCTTAAATAAAAAGGAATAAAAGTTATGCCAAATAGTTCATATGTAGCGTCGAAAACTTTTCTACCAACTACATCTACAACAAACATAGCAATAGCTGCAGACAACACTTCTATAACTGCAGGAAACACAGTAAGTTTTCTAACAAACACTTATTTTCCAGAATCTTTAAATAACCCTACTAATTTAGGTATGAGGATTTCTATATCTTCAGGTCAAAACATAGCCAATGCAGTATTTACTATTGTTGGAACTACTCCAGGAGGAGCAGCTTTAACAACTACAGTAACGGGTGTAAATAATAACACAGTAAGTACAACTGATAACGCAGCAGGAATTTTTCTATCTGTTGTTTCTATAACTGTTTCAGTAGCAACAGCAACTAATGTTAATGTAGGGACTTTAATATCAGCAACTTTATCAAACACAGGAGTTATTTTTGCTGGAAGAACAAAAGTAAGAGGTATGCAAGCGTATGCATCAGGAACTACTGGAACAATAGATTTTCACAACACGTCTTTAACAGGAACTATTGTTTCTAAATTTTATGTAAGTGATGGTCCAACAGGTGGTTATGATATTGAACCTTATATCCCAGACAATGGTTTATTATTTAAAGCTGGAGCATATCTTAATATTCAATCTACTCGTGTAGTAGAAGCAATAACAATTTACTACGACGGTCCGAATCCAACAGGTAGTTAGAAAATTATTTTAGGAGAAATAAATGGCTACTACACAAAATGTAAAAAGAACGGCAAGTGGTAGAATTACATATAGAGGAGAATCTTTTAGTGGTTTTAACAAACCTAAAAGAACTCCAAAAGGTCCTAAAAAATCTGCTGTTTTAGCTAAAAAAGGAACGCAGATTAAACTTGTTAGGTTTGGTGATCCAAACATGACTATAAAAAAAGACCAACCTCCTAGAAGAAAAAGTTTTAGAGCTCGCCATAAATGTGATACAGCAAAAGATAAGTTTTCTGCTAGATATTGGTCTTGTAAAGCATGGTAGCTCGTAAAACAAAAAACATTGATGTTCATTCGTTAGATGTGCAATATACAGAGCTAAAGGTAGAGCAAGGACATATTGCTTCTCAAGTACAAACTTTAGGTAAAGACATGAAGGTTGTAAAAAAGTCAGTTTTTCAAGCAAAATGGATGTTAATAGGAGGTTTTTTTGTTATTTTAGCAGCAAATAATTCTCAAGTATTAGCAAGTTTAATAACAATGATGGGAACTAAATAATGCCAAAGGTCGGAAACAAACATTTTTCTTATAGTAAAGCAGGGAAAGATAAAGCAAAAAAACTTGCTGAAAAAACAGGAAAAAAAGTAGTTTATGCTAGTAAAGGTATGATGGTGAATGCAAATATGTCTACTTCTAAAAACATGCGCTCTAAAATAAAGTCTAATACCCCTACAGAAAATGCTTTTGTAGCAAACTACAGCAAATTAATAAAAGGACCAAACAGTTAGATTGGAAAAATAATGGCTACATCTAATACGAAAGATTTTGAATTAGATACCGCAGAATATGTTGAAGAAGCGTTTGAAAGATGTGGGTTGCAAGCTCGTACAGGTTATGATTTGCAAACAGCAAAGAGATCGTTAAATTTAGTTTTTGCAGATTGGGCAAATAGAGGATTAAATAGATGGACTATTTCTCAAGAAACATTACTTTTAGCAGGAGGTCTTGCTGAGTATCCTCTTGGAACACTTACTTTAGCAGTAGCGGCTTCTGGTGCTTATTCTTTAGGTGAAACTATAACAGGAGCAACAAGTGGGGCAACAGCTAGTATAACAAGTTTTCCTTCAGCTACTTTGATGGCTATAACTGTACCTGTCGGTGTTTTTCAAAAGGCAGAAAATGTAGTGGGAGCAACAAGTGGAGCGGTAACAGCTACTACAGCTATAGTGGATTTGTCGACAGTACAATCTAGTATTGATGTATTATCTGCTGTTGTAAGGGAAAATACTGGAGTAACTACTCAGTCTGATATTAGTATAGGAAGGGTAAGTAGATCAGAATTTTTAAATATACCAAGTAAAAGAACCCAAGCTAGACCAAGTCAGTTTTATATTGATAGACAAATAACACCACAAATAAAAATATGGCCTACTCCAGATAAAGTATACACTTTAGTTTATGACAGGTTGGTAAGAATGGATGATGTCGACAGTATGGTTAACACTCCAGAAGTTCCTTTTCGTTTTTATCCTTGTCTTACCGCAGGATTAGCTTATTATTTATCTATGAAAAAAGCTCCAGAAAGAATGGAATTTTTAAAAGTAGTTTATGAAGAAGAATTCCAAAGAGCTGCGGCTGAAGACAGAGACAGAGCAAGTTTAAATTTAACCCCTAACTCACGATCGTATGCAATAATATGAGTAAATTTTCTAGTGGAAAATATGCAAGGTTTATTTCCGATCGCAGCGGTATGGAGTTTCCGTACTCAGAAAGAATAGAAGAATGGACGGGAGCAATAGTTCATATTTCTGAATACGAACCTAAACAACCTCAATTAGAACCTGTAAAAGCTCCTTTTGAACCGCAAGCTTTATACCAACCTAGACCTGATGTTCTTCAAGAAATGGTGATAATTATTGCTGAAAGTATTTTTGGAAATAATGGTATAACTATAGCAGGATATCATGGTATGGCTTTAATAGGAGAAGTGGAGATTATTACACCATGAGTTGGACATTTACTACATTAAAACAAGCAATACAAGATTACACACAAAATAATGAAACAGCTTTTGTTTCTTATTTAGATGACTTTATCACAACAGCAGAACAAAGAATTCTTTCAGAAGTAAACTTAGATAATTTTAGAAAAAACTCTGCAGGAACTTTTCAAAAAGGAAATAAATATCTTCAAATGCCTCAAGACTATTTATCTTCTTTTTCTATGTCTTATTTTGACGGTGATGGAAATCAACAGTTTTTATTATTAAAAGATGTTAATTTTGTGCAGTCTTACACACCTGCAGGAGACAATACTGAGGGTGAACCTAAGTATTATGCTCCTTTTGATTATTTAAACTTTATTGTATCTCCTACTCCTAATGCAAACTCTGCTGTTGAGCTACATTATTTTTATAGACCTGTTTCTATAACAACAGCTTCCACAGGAACAACGTGGTTAGGAACAAATGCTCCTGATGCAATGTTATATGGGTCTTTGTGTGAGGCTTCTGTTTTTATGAAAGGCGAAACCGACGTTTTTCAAACATATACAGCAAGATATCAAGAGTCTATTTCTAGACTGAAAAACTACGGTGAGGGTATGGAAAATATTGATGCTTATCGTGAAGGAATGGTTAGGATACCGAGAACATGAGCAAAAAAGAAAAACTAAAAGGTAAAAAAATTGCTATCGTAGCTTTAGGTGGTACTTTTTATGATTATATTTTATCTAGAACACGTAGCGAAAAATACGATGAAGTTTGGGCTATAAATGGTATGGGTGAAATAATAAAACACGATAGAGTGTTTATGATGGATCCACCAGAACGGTTTTTAGATGATATAAAAGCAGGAACACAAACAGGTATTGTTTCAGAAATGTTAAAAACACATGAAGGACCAATATATAGTTGTACTTTAGACAAAAGATGTCCTGGAGTAGTAGAATACCCATTGGAATTTGTTGTTCAAAAAACAGGATTAGCTTATTTAAACAATACTGTTGCTTATGCTTTGGCTTTTGCAGTTGCACATGAAGTAAAATCATTACATTTGTTCGGTTTAGACTTTAGTTACGCAGATAGGCCTCATTTTGCTGAATCTGGAAGAGCTTGTTGTGAATTTTGGGTGGCTATAGCTATCTCTAAAGGAATTCAAATAGAAATAGCACACAACTCACCGTTTTTAGACACAAATGTTCCTGATGAAGAAAAATTATACGGATATCACAGATTAAAAGACCCATTAGTTCTTGCTAAAAATGAAAAAGGTATAGAAATAGGTAGACAATCTAAATTAACTCCACCTGAACCATTAGACGGAAAACAACATTGTCATGTTTGGGGAAGGGAAGACATAGAAGGTATTACGTATGAAAAAAATTCACTAAAAGGAGACGCAAATGTTTGATGTAGGTGTTGGTTTAACTGTTGAAAAAGTAGATGTGTTTACTTCTGATCAAGGAGGGCTTTCAAATGAGCAAATTGCTGAAATGGCTACTGCTAAAATAGTATATGTTTCTGATCAAGCTGCTGAACCGATAAAAATACAAGCCAATCTTTTTAGAGAATACGTCAAAAAAATAATTTTTGATCACTTAGAATTGGCAAAAAAAGAAGAACGTGCTACCTTGACTCAAAAGTTAGAAAAAGAAGGTTTTAAAGACTTCGCTAACATCATAAGGAGAATATAATGGCTATAACACAAGCAATGTGTACTTCTTTTAAAATGGAAATTTTAAAAGGCACACACAATTTTACAAATGCAGCTAATAGTTTTAAACTTGCTCTGTATGCTATCAGTGCTGGTGGTAAAAGTAGTACGACAGCTACTTTAGGAGCTCCTACAACAGTTTTTACGACAACAGGAGAGGTTGCTTCTAGTGGAACATATGTAACAGGAGGTCTTGCTTTGACTAATGTTACTCCTATTACTTCAGGAACAGTTGGTTTTGCTGATTTTGCAGATAAAAGCTTTACTACAGCTACTATCACAGCAAGAGGAGCATTGATTTATAACTCTAGTGCAAGTAATAAAGCGGTGTGTGCTTTAGATTTTGGATCAAATAAAAGTTCAAATTCAGGAACATTTACGGTACAATTTCCAACAGCTAACCAAAGTTCTGCTATTATTAGAATAGCTTAAAGGAATAAAAAGTGCCAAATAACACCTTAAATGGATGGGGTCGTGGCACATGGGGATCTGCTTCATGGGGATCTGGTGGTGTAGTTGAGCTTACCGGAGTTGAAGCAACTGCTAATTTAAGCAATGCTTCTGGTTGGGGAAGAAATACTTGGGGATCACAAGCTTGGAATAGTTCAGCTTCTGCGGTTACGGTTTCTGTAAGTGCTGTAGTAATTCCAACAGGAGTTGCAGCGACTTCCGCTGTAGGTTCAATAGTAATAGACATTCCTATATCTGTAGCAGTTTCAGGAG